CAGGTGTACGAGCGTGAAGCAATCTATTTCAACTCACAGTTGAGAGACAAGGCAAACCTCCGTGAGTGCTCTGGTACATCAATCTTCTACGCCTTTATCGACCTCGCTGTAAAAGGTCTTACCCTTGCACCGGGAGCACAGGCTCTCTGTTACCTCATACCTCGCAATGTCAAGGTAGGCACAAACCAACAGGGCAACGACATTTGGGAGAAAGTCTGCAACCTTACAATTTCGGGATATGGCGAATTGGTGCTGCGCAAGAATGCCGGACAGATACGCCACGCCGACAATCCTGTTATCGTGTACGAGGGCGACACATTCCAATACGGCGAACAGAACGGACAAAAGATAGTGAACTATATGTCCGCTTTCCCTCGCAAGTCCAATAAGATTATTGCCTGCTTCTTGAAGATTACCCGTGCCGATGGTACGATAGACTATTCTGTGATGACCGAACAGGATTGGATGCGACTTAAAGGTTACAGCGACAAGCAAAACTCCTACTTTGACCGCAAGACTAACCAATGGGTAGTCAACTCTAACGAACTCTACAACAAGAACGGTCAGATTGACACAGGTTTCCTTATGGCAAAGTGCGTGAAACACGCTTTCAAGACCTACCCGAAACTGAATATAGGTCGTGGCTCCGCTCTCGAAACTGAAATCATCGAGCAACAACAGACAGACATCGACCCATACGGCGGTGTTGGAACAGAGCAGCCTCAACAGCAGGAACAGCATTTCGCACCTGCACCCGATATGTCCGCAGGTGTAACAATCGACCCTGCAAAGCAATCAGACAATGCAGACGACACATTCTAACCCAATACAACTATGTCACAGGAATTAGCAATTATCAAGCAGGAGAATATACAGACTATCGTGTCTGCCGCTCCACAGTCCTATAAGGACAACAAACTATCTCGTGAGAACTGCGAAGCTGCCGGGCAAGCAATCCTCGATGCTATTGTGCAAGGAGGAATGACGGACGAACTCGACCAACGTGCGGCACAGTACATTGAGAAAGCACGCAAGACCGTCAAGAAGATGAACGAACGCCGTGCGCCTGTTACACAACTGTTCGACACAATCCGCAAGGAGTTCACCGTAATGGAGAATGCCATCGACCCTACCAAAGAAGGTACAATACCATTCAAGTTACAACAGTTCCGCAATAAGTTCGCCGCCAAGAAACGTGCCGAGGAGGAGGAACGCCGCCGTAAGGAGTACGAACGCCAACAGGCAGAGGCGGCACGTACCAAGATGCGACAGGACATTGAGGACGATTTCAAACAGCAGTTCCAATCCCTTGTGAACAGAGACTGCAACGCTCTGACTGCCATTGATAATGCCGTTACCCTCGACAACTACGAAGCATCATTCGCACAGGTCAAGGACTATTCAACGGAACTTCCTGCCGACTTCCTCTACAACCTGCACACCCTCATTCGCATTCCTGCCGGAATAACCGTAGATGAGATACGCAAGGCAGAGATTGAAACAAAAGAACGCCTTGCCAAGCAGTTCAAGGAGCAATACGAGTTCGAGATTGACAGCACAAAGCAGTACATCATCGACCGTCTGCCATCCAAGAAAACCAACCTCGAACGTATGGCACAGGCATCAGCCGAGGAAGCTGCACGCATCAAGGCTGAAATGGAAGCACGTCAGCGCAAGGAAGCCGAGGAACAGGAGGCAGAACGCCGCCGCAAGGAGGAGGAAGAAAAGCAGAAGGCAGAAATGGCACGTCAGCAGTCCGAAATGGAAAGCCTGTTCGGTCAGCAATCCATTGTTTCTTCCGGCTACCAACCTAAGGTTAAGGTTGCACAGAAAATCAACCTGCTCAATCCCGAGGGCATTATGCCAATTCTCTCTATGTGGTGGAGCAAGGAGGGTTGCCACCTCACTGTTGAGGAACTCACCAAGATGTTCAAGAAGCAGATAACATTCTGTGAAAAACTCGCCAAAGAGGGAACGTACATCAGCGATGAGAGTGTGGAATATGTCGAGGACGTAAAAGCGAAGTAACTATGAATTGCTGTGATGAAATTTGGAAACCTGTTGTTGGTTTTGAAAGCAAATATCTTGTAAGTAACCTCGGCAGAGTTAAGAGTATCGGAACTTACAATACCTGTAAGAAAGGGATTATGAAACCTATGGTCAATAGAGAGGGATATTTACATATCAATTTCTTTGACAATGGTAGGAAAAAGGATATTGGGATACACCGTGTTGTAGCACAAGCATTCATTCCTAACCCTAACGGTTATAAGTATGTTCATCATAAAGACGAAAATCCATCTAACAACTGCGTGGATAATCTTGAATGGTGTACCAATTCTGCGAATATACGATATTCTTGTGGTAGGCAGGTTGCCCAAATGGATAGCAACGGCAATGTTATTAGAGTGTTCAACTGTATTTCTGACGCTTCCAAAGAACTAAACATTCCTGTTAGCAACATAACAAAATGTTGCATTGGGAAGAGAACGTCAGCAGGCAATTATTCTTGGAAATATGTATAACAACTACGATTATCCTCTTGGTGCGGACACGCCCGATGCACCGTGGAACGAGAAAGAGCCTCACTATGTAAAGTGCGAAGCCTGTAACGGTAAAGGTTGCCATTGGCACGCCTACAACTTCGAGACAAACGAAGAGACCGAATGTACAGAAGAAACGTGGTTGTGTCTCCCCAAGACAGAGGAAGAAGCAAAAGCCAAGCGACAACACTACATACAAGGCGAAAAGGAGACCTGCGAAGTGTGTGATGGTGTCGGCGAGGTTGAGTACGAAGAAGATTACGAACCCGATTACGATGATTACTATGAGCGATAACTATTACAGCAGAAGTGAGGTCAGTAACTCTGACCTCACCGAACTGAAAAACATCTTGCACCCACGTATGCAGTTTGGCGATAAGGAAGCTGCTTTCCGCTTCGGCTCGTTGGTCGATGCCATCATCACAGAGCCGTCAAAGGTGGACTACTACCGCCTAACAGTGGACGATGTGCCATACACAGAAGATGAGTTCCGACACGCACAGGAAATGCAAAAGGCTCTCCGTATGGAAGCACGCAAAGATGCGTTCCTTGCCAAAGTGCTTGAATGTGCCGAAACGCAACGCTTTATGGTCAATAAGGCACAGCAGTTCACATACTGCGAATTTCCGTTCACACTCGATACCCGTTGCAAATGGGATTGGTGGCTCGGTGCTTTCGGTGGCGACCTCAAAACAACATTCGCTGCCACACAGCAACAGTTCGAGGAAGCCGTTGATTTCTTCGATTGGGACAGAAGCCGTGCCTGGTATATGGACATCGCAAACAGCAACCGTGATTTCATCTACGCCATCAGCAAAAAGAACTGCCGCATATTTAAGAAGTTCATCACACGTGGCGATGAGGTCTATAATCGTGGTCGTGAGAAATACGAAGAATTGGCATTTCAGTATTGGTGCTTAACCCCTCAAATTTAGCCCTATGGATATATTCTGCAAGGTAACAGCTCACGGTCTTGTGCCGCTCTATGATAGCGACTACGACTTGAAGAAACGGCTACGTGTCGGCTCTGTTGTCAAGTGCAAGGTTAGCAACCCTCGCAACTACGAACATCACAAGAAGTTCTTTGCATTGGTGCGCCTCACGTTTGACAACCTGCCGTCCAACCTTGCAGAATATTTCAAAGTCCACAATGAGGAAGATATGCTGCGCCGCTTCAAGCGAGACTTGGGCTACTTCAAAACAAGCCTCAACGAACGAGGCGAAAAGGAGATAGAATACCAAAGCATATCATTTTCGGCAATGGAACAACACGAGTTTGAACGCTTCTACAATCAGTGCATCGACCTTGTGCTATACAAGTACCTCAAAGGGATAGATAAAGAAGATTTAATCACAGAGATAGAGAACTTTAAGTAATGAACAATATACTGAAACATAATCTGCGTGTCGAGCCTTACGAATACCAACGTGAGGGCATCTGCTTCGGATTGGAGCATAAGCGCATTATCATCGGCGATGAGCCGGGATTGGGCAAGACATTGCAGAGCATTGGCATAGTCGATACAGCAAGAGCATACCCCTGCCTCGTTATCTGTCCTTCCTCGCTCAAAATAAATTGGCAACGTGAGTTTGAGAAATTCACAGATAAGAGCGCACTTGTGCTTGACAATAACGTCCGCACCACGTGGGGTTATCTTCTCTCAATGGGCGTGCATCAGGTCGCCATTGTCAATTATGAGAGCCTGCGCAAATACTTCGTGTGGGACATCAAGGGCGGCAAGCAGTTCCGACTGAAAGACGTAGTGTTCTGTCCGCAGATGCAGCAGTTCAAATCAATCATCATAGATGAGAGCCACCGTGTAAAAGACCCCTCCGCACAGCAGACAATCTTCACCAAAGGTTTGTCCGTTGGCAAGGAATACCGCATACTCCTGTCGGGTACACCTGTTGTAAATCGTCCCGAAGATTTAATCGCCCAACTTTCCATCTTGGACCGCATAGGCGAGTTTGGAGGACGTGCCAAGTTTATGGCTGACTACTGCACCGACCCCAAAGACAAGACCGCCGTTCCTGCCGTTCCTCTGTCAGTTCTTTCAAAGCAGTTGTACGATACCTGTATGATACGCCGAGAGAAAGCAAAGGTGCTTCCGCAGTTACCCGACAAAACACGAGTGGACTTGTACGTGGAGATTTCCAATGATAAGGAATACAACCTTGCTGCCGCCGACCTTGCCGCATACTTGCAGGAGTACACCGAGTGTACCGATTGGGAGATACGCCGCAAAATGCGTATGGAAGCACTTGTGCGCTTTATGACGTTGCGTTCCTTGGCCACCAAAGGCAAGATAGCGCAGGCGGTGGACTTCATTCGCACATTCCTCGACAGCGGAAAGAAACTCATCGTGTTCTGCTCTCTCCACGAGGTTGTGGACGAACTGCAAAAGGTGTTCCCTCGTGCGGTAACGGTTACAGGACGTGATAGTATGGTAAATAAACAAGCATCTATCGATGCGTTCCAGAACAACCCCGATGTAAACCTCATCATCTGTTCAATCAAAGCTGCCGGAGTGGGACTGACACTTACAGCCTCATCAAACGTGGCATTCATTGAATTGGCTTGGACGTATGCCGACTGCTGCCAATGTGAGGACAGAGCGCACCGCATAGGTCAGAAAGACAACGTAACCTGTTACTACCTGCTCGGACGTGGCACAATCGACCACACCATTTACAACCTCATACACCGCAAGAAATCTATTGCGAGTGAAATAATGAACTCGGACGATGATATACCAACCGATGAAATATACTTCGATGAGTTGGTTAATCTCTTCCTCAATACATCGGGATAATGGATATATGCAAAACAGACGTGCAGAAGATTATCAAGTATTTCGATGATGCTGCCAAAGTATATGACACCCTGCCCGGACAACGCAACAACTGTCGTGCGTGGGTTATACGACAAATGATAAAGAAGTTAGAAAAGAAATTATTCACCTTTAATTCAGTTCAAAATGAAGAAAAATGACATCGTTGATTACGTAATCAACAACACGACTTTAAGTCGTTCGCAGGCAATCGCCGCCACCGAAAGCGTGGTAGAGGCTATCAGCAGTTCACTCGTAAAGGGTGAGAGTGTGTTCATTCGTGGCTTTGCAACAATCAAGGCAGTTACCACAGCCCCTAAAAAGGCTCGCAACATCAGCAAGGGTACTGTTGTCAGCATTCCGGCACAGAACACCGCCAAACTCGTGTTAAGCAAAGAATTGAAAAACCGTATGAACTTGAAAGAATGATGGTAAACTATTTCCTTTCAACGGTCCGCTACGAAAAGACCATGGAAAACGGACTCAACAAGACAGTAAGCGAACAGTATCTTTTTGATGCGCTCTCGTTCACAGAGGCAGAGGCAAGAACTATCGAGGAACTGAAACCCTACATCAGTGGCGAATTTAGCATTCCCCAAATCGTCAAGCCTCGTATTTCAGAACTGATGCTCTCCGAAGATGTATCGGCAGACCGCTACTACAAAGTAAAGGTTTCTTTCATCACCCTTGACGAAAAGAGCGGAGCCGAGAAAAAGGCCAACAGTTTCATTCTCGTACAGGCTTCGGACTTCAAGAACGCATACGACCGCTTCATTGAGGGTATGAAAGGAACAATGGCAGATTACGAAATAGTTTCCATTGTCGAGACACAGATATTGGATTATTACCCTGCAAAGTATGACGAAAAGTAAAGTAACAATTAAAGTAACAATCGCTGAAGCAATGTCAGCGAATAGAATGACTTTCGATGAGTTGATGGCTAAAAAGAACGCTGTCAAAACTCGAAAGGTACACAAGGATGAGGAACACCGCATACAATGTGCGTGTGTGCGGTGGTTCTCCCTCCAATATCCCAGGCTTCACGGCAGACTGTTCGCCGTTCCCAATGGTGGCAGGCGTGATGCTACTACGGCGGCAAAACTGAAAGCCGAGGGAGTTGTGGCAGGGGTGGCAGACCTCATCCTCTTGAAAAGCAACCGGGACTACGGTGCTTTGCTCATTGAAATGAAAACTCTCAAAGGCAGACAGCGAGACAGCCAAAAGCAATGGCAGAACATCGTCTGTGCTGACGGAGAGTACAAATATGTGGTGTGTCGTTCCTTTGACGATTTCCAACGTGAGGTGGACGATTATTTGAACAACGAATACTAACTCTCTATGGCACGAACTTCAAAAAAGGGGTTGGAATATTTCCCAATGGATATAGACATATTCAGCGACCTCAAGATAAGAAAACTAATCAAGTATCAAGGTGGGAAAGCCATTTCGATATATGCTCTGCTGCTCTGTAGCATCTACAAGAATGGGTATTACATAGAGTGGGACGAAGAGTTGCTTTTCATCTGCTCGGAACTGACGGGATTTGACGAGGCGTATGTATCAGAGGTTATCAAGACCTGCCTGTCTCTCGGGTTGTTTTCAAAGGAACTGTTCGATGCGGAGGGAGTGCTTACAAGCAAAGGTATTCAAGAGCGTTACAGTCGTATTTGTATTCAATGCCGCCGGGTGTGTAACATCACAGATTACAGCCTGCTGACACAACAGCAAGCACCAAGACCTCGGAACAGGGCAAACCAACGAAAGAAGGAGACTGAGAAACAAGACGCACCACCACGTTACGAACCATATTCGCTAACGCTCGACCAAGAGATTGAGAAACTGAAAGCAGATGAATGTTGGCTCGACCAATTACAGGTGCTTCACTCAATGAAAATAGAGCTGCTACGGAACAGCCTCGATGATTTTCGGGTGCAATGTGTAGCAGACGGCAAAGAGCGAGGACACCAATCATTGGCAGATGCCAAACAGCACTTCAATTCGTGGTTACGCATAGTGAATAGAAACAAAACAGCGAAAGATGATAACTCTAAATCCAAAGGACGAAATCAACGTAGAGGAAATGTTCTCTCACCTGATGAGCCGAAAACGTACGGCGACACGTTTTAGACTGCCATATACACCTAAACAGGTATATGCAATGCTCTATACAGCGTGTAAAGCCGAGGTCGCAAGCCGTTATCGTGAGTTCCAAGATACACAGGAGTACAAGCAGCACCTGTGGGACATTTCCAAGTGGCTCACATCGCAGGACTCCACATTCGGGCTTTTCCTCTGTGGTGGAGCAGGCAACGGCAAGACAACCATTCTCCGTGCTTTGCAAAACCTCACAGGATTGCTACGCTCCGATGAGGCTTGGAGTAGCCGACAGGACGAATACCCGGTACGTGGCTACATATTCATCACGGCAAAGGAACTCGTATTGCTTGCCAAAGCATACAACAACCCCACACGTGAGAACGAAAGCGATGTGTACAAGTTCAAGAGGCTACGCACCATTGAGATACTTGCCATTGACGACCTCGGGCAAGAGCCAAAGGAAAGCATACACTACGGCGACTTTGTAACTGCGGCAATGGATATTATCTCTTTCCGCTACGAAGAGCAGTTCTGCACGTTGGTATCTTCCAATCTTTCAGCAGCAGAGATAGCAACCTATTACGATGAACGCATTGCCGACCGCTTCCGTGAAATGATGCACATCATCAATTTCGGTGCGGAGCAATCATTCAGAAAACCAACAAACAAATGAAATGAGTATGAACACAGACTATGCATATTGTTCGGGCGTTACCTGCCCCATTCGTAATAAGTGTAAACGATACTTACCCGACCCTCCCGATATGCCTTTGTGGTGGATACCACCTGCATACAAGGAGAAGTTGAAAGAGTGCCCAGACTTTGAACCAAAAAACAAATAGCAATGAGACATTTAATCATTATCAAAAGTTTTATCAAACCAATTAAAAACAACAACAGTATGGAAAACAAGACAAAGAAAGTAGAAATCGAAATCCCGGTAGGGAAAGTTGCAAAATGGGTAGATGGTGTGCTTACCCTCGTAGATGAAAAGCCACAGGACGTAACCGAGCGTATCAAGACGTTTGAGGACGCTTTGGACGAGTTGGAAGTTAGAGCAGCCAACGGCGACAACAAGGCTAAAATGCTGTACGATGATTGGCACAATGTAACAACCGATAGCGACGATTTGATTGCATACCTCCAACTCCGCATCATCACCGCAGCTCTCAACGAGGGTTGGGAGCCTCAATTCACAAAGGGCGAACGCCGTTGGTATTTTTGGTACGACCTAATCACCAAAGAGCAGTACGACAAACTATCTGCCGAGGATAAAAGCCGTGTGGTTGGTCGTGGTGGTGGCGGTGCGAATGCGAACTGCGGTCTCGTTTGTGCGGTCGCGGGTCACGCATCTTCGGTCTCGGGCACGGACAACGGCTCTCGGCTCGCCTTCAAAAGCGAAAAACTCGCTGCCTACGCAGGTAGGCAGTTCGCCGAGATTTATGCCGACTTCTGTTTCAAACCAAAGTCGGAGGAGAAGAAAGGATAATGCAGGGGCAGTGTGGGGGCTGCTGCCTCCGCACTGCCATTTTTCTAACAAACAAACTGTAAGCAATGAGAAAGATTAAGTTTAGAGGTAGAGACTTCGCCGGGTTGTGGCATATAGGCGACCTAATACATAATGACGATGATTTGCTAATTCGCAATGGCTGTTTAAGCACATACATTGAAAACGAAACTGCAGGTCAGTTCACAGGGCTACTTGATAAGAACGGCAAGGAGATATACGAGGGGGATATAGTAGATGCTTGGAGTGCAGGGGGGCATCTACCTAATGGTATAATCAAATGGGGTGAAGGCATTGCAGGGTTCTTCATTATGCCTCCTAAATGCAATGCTGTATGGCATCTTGTAGGTAACGATGAAAACAAAGAAACATTAGAAGTTTTAGGCAACATCCACGACAACCCCGAACTACTGAAAGGAGGTATCTATGAGGGTAATTAAGTTTAGAGCGAAATGCCTTGACAATGGAGAATGGGTCTGCGGAGGAAGTTCTCTTATTTCCGATGATTTCTGTGTAATCCAAAAAGGAACAGAATTTTATTGTGAGACACGTGTCTATTCAAGAACGGAACGTTTTTTCCAATTGCAGGGTTTTGTGTGCGACAAGAAGACTCTCGGTCAGTTCACGGGATTGCTTGACAAGAACGGAAAGGAAATCTACGAGGGAGATATTATAGGTTGCCATAATCCCAACATCAAGCACTTGATATTCTATAATGAAAAGCAAGGTCGGTTTATGGCTGCTCTCAATGGCGATATTGAAAACGAAACCGCAGGACAATTTACAGGACTGTTTGACTTTTCTAAAAAGAAGATATGGGAGGGTGATATTGTAAACGTGTCGTGCTTGAACTATACAGGTCTTGCTGTAATAAAGTTTATTGATGGTGTTTTTTGTATGGTTGGCGAAAATTGGATTGAGTCCCTTAATGGTTTTGATACAGATAGTCTTGACATTATAGGTAATATCCACGACAACCCAGAACTATTAAAACGATAAGTTATGCGTATGCTTGATAAAATCCGACAGTTCCCACGCATAGAGTGGAAATCTATATTCGATGCACCATACGACAAAATCGTCTATGTTCTTGTCGATGATGGGTGCTGCCACTTCTACACTCAATTGGCTTGGAAAAATGAATTTGGCGAATGGGTGGATATTCCGCACGGTCATTCAGTACGTCAGTGGGCAGAAGCACCTGCGCATTTGATGTTTGGCGACAAACCAATTCTCGATGCTTGTTGCGGCGGCAAGATGTTCTATTTCGACAAACACGACCCTCGTGTATTGTTCCAAGACATCAGAGACGTGGAAACAACCCTCTGCGATGGGCGATATTTTGAAGTCAAACCCGATGTGCAGGCAGACTTTACCAATATGCCTTACCCGGACAACAGCTTTGCTATGGTCGTGTTCGACCCTCCTCATTTGGTACACTCTCGTGGAAAGAAATCAAAAATGGCTGATATGTACGGTTGCCTGTCCGAGAAAACCAAGCCTACGGGGTGGCAGCACATCAAGTATGGTGCATTAAACTCCGATTGGCGTGATTTGTTGGCCAAGGGATTTGCAGAATGTTTCCGAGTGCTGAAGCCGGGCGGCTTCCTCATCTTCAAATGGAACGAGACCGACATCAAAGTAACGGAAATCCTCAAACTAACACCTGCAAAACCAATCTTCGGGCATATCTCCGGCAAACGTGCCAACACCCATTGGATTTGCTTTATGAAAGGAGGTGCAGAATGAAAAAGAACAGAATGCCTGGAGAGTACCAAGTAAGAACGCAAGATTTAGATGGCATTAGTTTCGAGAATTGGAGTTTTGAAAAGTGTAAGTACTACTGTCGCAAGGGAACAGTGGTCGTATCAACCTATAAAAAGCGGTATGGTATAAGTTTGACCCTGCTTTGGCATAGGTGGTACAAACCATTTGACTTTTGCAAGTTCTCTCGCCGATTTAATCTCTTGTGGTTACACGTAAATTGGTCTTGGAATTATAGAAACAAAGTAGATAAAATAGTTTACGAACATCCCGAGAATGAAAAGTTATAAAGTATCCATCGTGGTAACTAAAACAATGTGGGTTACCGAAGATGATTTCAGAGAAGACGATGTGTTGGGGCAAGAGTTTGACGAGAGTGCTGCCATCAACTATGCCAAAGGAACTCTGATAGAAGAAATAAGAAATAACCCAAATCGTGGTACTGCCAAAATAATGGCTATATACGACCACGAAACAGGTAAACTTAAAACAAGGAGAGAAAGATTATGAACATCATTAAGAAAGTTATAGTGCCAACAGGTGAAATCTATGTTGCGCAAGGAGATAAAGGTTTAATAGAGTTCTTGACTGTTGGAGATTACGGCAAAGATGCGAATATCAAAGCCGATTTTCTTGGCATAACAAGAGAACTCAACGGAGTGCCAAATGGTGAAGTAATGCCATTAACCGAGAAATGGGTTGTTACAATATCAACGCAATATGGCTGCTCAATGAATTGTAAGTTCTGTGATGTGCCAAAGGTTGGCAAGGGCAGAAATGCCACATATAACGACCTTATTGGGCAGATAACAACAGCATTGAGTATGCATCCCGAAATAACCTCAACAAAGCGTCTGAATGTACATTTCGCAAGAATGGGCGAACCAAGTTGGAATAACGAAGTATTGCAATGTGCCAGAGATATAAGAAGGGCAGTAAGACCGTATGTTGGTCGCTCACTTGTTCATCCTGTTGTTTCTACGATGTTGCCGAAAGCGAATAAAAACCTCATACCATTCCTGCAAGAGTGGGTAGAAATTAAGAATTATGATTATAGAGGTTGTGCAGGACTTCAATTCTCTATAAACAGCACTGATGATGCACAGCGAGAGTATTTGTTTTCGGGCAATTCATTGTCGCTTTCAGAGATTAGCGAGATAGGCAAATTGTTGCCCGACCCCGTAGGCAGAAAGTATGCCCTTAATTTTGCTCTTGCCGATGACACCATAATTGATGCAGAGAAATTAGCAAGTTTGTTCAGTCCACACAAGTTTATGGTAAAGATAACACCTTTACACAAGACTGATGCTTGTGAAGATAATAACCTCAAGACAAGCGGAGGGTATGATTATTTTACTCCGTACAAAGACAAAGAGGAGGCACTTATAAAAGCAGGCTTTGATGTAATTGTTTTCGTGCCAAGTTATGATGAGGATAACGGCTTAATCACTTGCGGCAATGCAATACTTTCGGGCAGTAAGGTTAAAACCACACATAGAATTGAAACTATTGACGTAGAGTAACAATGAAAAAGAAAATCATCATAACCCTATCACGTGTTTTCCCGGTAACACACAGCCGCCGAGGTGAGCCGACAGGCTTTGCAAGCAAACTCGCTTCGGGAGAGAAGAAACACACAATCCGCAGGAACTACGACCTGTGGAAAGTCAATGCAGAGAAAATGGAACGAGGTAAATTCTACCTCTCCATACGTCAATGGTCGGGCAAACCCTACAACTCGCCACAGGTGGAGATAGCACAGCGACACAATCCTATCGGCGTTCAGCCTGTGGAACTCTACTACCACGCCGACAACGACACTATAACAGCCAAGATTGACGGTCGTGAATGGCTCGATGCAGATTGTTACACATTGGCAAAGAATGACGGACTTTCCGTGCAGGATTTCAAAGAGTGGTTTTTCGGCAAAGACCCAAAGGAAAACAAAGTTTTCAAAGGAGGTATCATTCATTTTACAGATTTCAGATACTGATATGTACAGGATAATGCCGGGCAGTGCCTATAACGGTTGCATACCGATAACAGTCTATTGGGTGCAAGTACGAAAGAAAACATTCTTTGGGTACAAATGGGAGAATATAAAAGGCTTTGACAGACGGAGCAGAGCCGAAGAATTATTAAACTTATTACGAGGAACAAAATGAAACTACTATACATAGACCTGTTTTGCGGAGCCGGGGGAACTTCCTCCGGCGTAAACTCCGCTCGCCTCGATGATAAGCAGTGCGCAACCGTTATCGCCTGTGTCAATCACGACAAGAACGCCATTGCCTCACACGCTGCCAATCACCCAGAGGCAATGCACTTCACCGAGGATATACGAACATTAGAACTCTCGCCATTGCTCACGCATCTGCAAAGCTGCCGCCGTCAGTACCCCGATGCGTTGGTAGTGCTGTGGGCATCGTTGGAGTGTACCAATTTCAGCAAGGCAAAAGGCGGTATGCCTCGTGATGCAGATAGCCGCACACTCGCTGAACACCTGTTCCGTTACATCGAAGCAATCAACCCCGACTACATTCAGATTGAGAATGTAGAGGAATTTATGTCGTGGGGCGATGTGGACGAAAACGGAAAGCCTGTATCAATGGATAAGGGCAAGAGTTACACACGTTGGGTGCGCAACGTCAAGAAGTACGGCTATAACTTTGATTTCCGCATACTCAATGCTGCCGATTACGGTGCGTACACCTCACGCAAACGCTTCTTCGGTATCTTTGCCAAGAAAGGCTTGCCTATAACGTTCCCCGAAGCCACACACAGCAAAGAGGGTTCTACA